TTGCACTTTGTGCCGCCGCAATCTTTCCATTCGCCGCGCCCAAATTCTCAGCAAGAGACTTGTTAAGCCATTTATTTTGCTCTTTAATTTCAGCATTGCTTATATCAGGGCGATCATTTTGAAGTTGAGGTCCATCTGTTTGCCACTGCTCTACATGAAGACTGTTAATCTGGTCAAGAGCACTGACTTCGCGCCGACTTCGGACACTCATTTGTGGAAGAGGGATTGCTACCATGCGTTTTTGTGCGGGAGTGAGTTCAATTGTCTCCATCTTAAGAACCCTTTACTACTACAAGTAGATGTTTGTTGTCCCCTTTTATACGAAATCACAACTACCGAGTCTGATTAAATGGTCTCTTGTCCCAATAACGCTTTTCTTAGATAATCGAGGAAAACAGATTTGTGAAACGGATGAACCTGACCTGTGGCTGGCCGAAAACGGTTTTGCCGTCAAATCAAAATGGCGCGAAGGAAAAATCCTCTATGCAGAAATTGATATTGTTTCAACGGATTTGAAAAACTTCTACAGTTTTGAGGAGGTCACGCGTACTCAGCAGAAGGGCACTGAGGAGTGCTGGCGCACTTTTTTCTTGTTAAAGGCCGGCCAAGGTGAAACTCCCTCAAGTACAAATCAATGGAATGATTGCATCGATGAACTCTTTGTAGAACCGTTGACGACCATTCAAAAACGGTGTGTGCCTTAAGGCGAGACACATAATACTATTAGAATGAATTCGAACCGCTCAAAAACTCAGAAGCGATCGGGTGCAACAGATTTGAGCGGTTCGACTTTTGCCGCAAATCTACATGCAAGCACGAATACATTCGTGAATTTCCTGAATCAGGAAGCAGATGATGCCTATAAGCGCCCGTGGCATCGTCTTGAGCGTGGACTTCGTCTCAATCGTCTACGAAAGTTCGTCGACGAGGAGGCAGTACGTCTGACATTGACGGCCGTTGAAAAGACTGCTCTCGATGCGCAGATTATGAAGGCAAATGAAAAGAAACTGCTTAATAGCAAGAATGCAGTCATTTATGACCAGGATGAACAGAAGATCAAGGAGATTAAGGGCCTTGTGATGCACCGTGGAGCCGATGGAAAAGTTATGTTTCAGGTTCTTGAAAAGAGAAATGCAGTTACGTTTCGTAGGAAGGCTAGTACACCTGCTACAGAGACTAAGGAGGAAGCGACGGTCTAAGAATCAACCGACTATAAATTTTAACGAGAACCACGCTCAAACAATGCAACAATATACGACCATGTTTTAATGTACAGGACAGTTTCTGAATGCAATCGAAGAGGTTCAACCTCCTCCATTGCATCCCACGCTTGGAGATACATGGTGGACAACCATGGAGCGGGAACTTGCAACACTGATGAAGGAGAGTGATGTGAGTGCTACATTTACTGAGCAGACCTACGAGGTTTTCGATTGTTTTAAAATTGGATATAAGTGCCTTTCAAATGCTCTCGTAAAGGTTGAATTTGATAGACAGGCACGTATTCAGGACCTACAGGCAAAGCCGCAGAGTGTACAACGCTCAGATGAGTGGTATCGTGAAACAGCAGAACTGCTCACCGCAAGTGAACTTTATAGTCTATTCGGATCTCCCAGGGCTCGTGGCCAACTTGTAATGAGTAAAGTGCCGCGGGAAGCACTTACGCCAGGACCCGCGCCAAAGAAGTCCTGTATGACGGCGGAAATGACGCCATTTGATTGGGGTACGCGATTTGAACCGGTGGCAAAGCAGATTCTTGAAGAAAAATGGGGCGCCACTATTGTCGACCTTGGTCGTCTGAGGCATCCTACAATTGCCTCACTAGCAGCATCACCTGATGGTCTTATTACTGCGACAGATCCGAAGCATCTGGCCCTGCTTGGAAATCTAGTAGAGATTAAGTGCCCCTCTTCACGAATTGTGGGTGGTGGGGTACCGCCGAATTATTGGTATCAAATGCAACTCCAGATGGAGGTTGCTGAAGTGCCTGTCTGCCAATATTGTGAATTCACTTTCAAGTCTGCGACGGCAAAGGCTTCCATGGAGGAGGCACCACTTGGCGCAACAGAGGGTCTGATTTATCTTCTACAGAATCATGATACCCTTGAGACAAAGTATGCATATGGACCGATTGGAGATATGAAATGGAATCCACAGCCTGAGGCTCCATGGCATGTCCTCGAGCGTATTCCGTGGTTTCTAGAGAAGTCGTGGATTCATCCTGTATATCGTGATACAGCATGGTTCCAATCGATTATTCCTCTACTTGATGATTTCTGGCAGGATGTTGCGAAGGCGCGGCAAGGCGAATTTCTCCTACCTGAATCATCTGTGAAGCGTAAGTCGGCAGTGTGTGCCATTACTGATTAGAACTATCTATAAGCAATATTAAATATCGGCATAGGTAGTGTATTTATAATATTTTTTTTATATTTATACACAATTTTATGAAAAATTCGTCCAAGTAATTCATTCCATTCAATTGGATATTGTGAATTGGAAATATAAAAAAAATATTCAGATTTTTCTTTGCAATCTTGTGGAAATTTTGCTGGATTCTCTTTAAGATCTTTTAATTTTTTATCCAATACGCTTATCATTTCTGTATACCATTCATTTGTAAACTCAGTTTGCGGTTTACAAATAAAAGCACCCGCACCAATTAATTCCGTCCATTTTGAAATTAGAGGCGTATATGCGACATTTGAGTCTGTTTCAGGATATCCACAAATCCAGTATACGCTTTGATTAAACTCTTCAAATGCATTTTTCCAACTTCCAGTTGTTCTTTTTATATCTGTATATCCTCCTCCGTGAAAATGCATAAAATAGCATCGTAAATAATCTGCTTTATGTGTTTCAGAAAGATACTCATACCCTGGATGTAATGGATACTCTGGAAGTATATATTCATGTAAATCCTTTTTCGTAATTAATTTTACAGTACATTCTGTAGTGTTTATTAATTGTTCTAAACAATCTTTTCGATTTTGAGTAATTTCATTATCGCCTGTCCAAAAACAATAAATTATACTCATAGTATAAATTATTCTTTTTGTAACTTTAAATATATTAAGAGATCAGAATATGCCAGAACACTTGGGTGGAAAGGTCATTTATGGTAATTATAAAGATGGTTCCGTTATATTCAAGGACAGAAAAGGCTACTATATTGTCGCAGTAACTACAGGAGAACCCTTTAAAAAATATATCAAGGGCTGGAAGCCTGGCCCGGATGATACACCTGAATGCCTAGTAAATAATCATTGGACACGTTGTAACAAAAAGAAGAAGCGTCGCACAACCCGTAAAAATTAATCTGCGGATAAATGCCAAAACGCTCAGAAAAGACTACTGTCTAGAGCATACTCGGCTTGTAGAAATTGTTAACCAGTTCATGCACAGGCGCCGAGCATGAATCGGGATTTTTACGTTGATAATTGTTTGTCAACTGATTGTAATTTCCAGTGAGTTGTATGCGATTCGCAAAATCACTCTCATAGCACGCCTGCGCATTAAACGCCGTATTCGGTTTATCATCAACGGCCGCATCCTCTAGAACACCTTGGAGTAGATGATACGGAATACGCGGGTTCAGCATTGAATCGGCAGGCCCAGTCACATACTTAATCGGCTTATCCCCTACAGGGGCAGGGGTCATATTCTGAAATCCACTCAATTCACGTTGTTTCACTTGTCTAGGTAGGTTGTACGTAATAATAAACAAAAAAAGACCAAGTATAATCGTTAAAAGAATCATTATATCTCTTTTCATTCCTCTCTCTACTAAGGCGTAGCATACTTGAGAGTATAGGCGCGTGCCTTTTCATCAAATTCCTGCCGATTGGACTTATAAATATGAGCAATTTCCGGTACGAGAGGATCATTTGGATTTGCATCCGTAAGCAGACTCAGAATACTTAGCAGGACCTTACTTACCGTAAGAGCAGGCGACCACTGATTCTTCAGAATATCAAGACAGATACCACCTGCAGAATTGATATTGGGATGATAAATCTTCGTAAGAAAGGTTACGACCGGAGGCTTGAAGGGATAGTCTACAGGGAATTGGATCTGCATCTTGAAATAACCTCCGGCATATGGACTATCAGCAGGACCAAAGATAGCACCACTCCATTTGAAGAGGTCGTCTCCAGTAGGTCCTGCACTACAATTTGCGGGAGGGTCTTTAGTGAGATCATCAATTTCTTTCTTAATGCGACGGAGGGCCATGATTGAATTTAGGTTCAATTACAAATCAAAGGCGTATCAAATTTTTCGGTGCCTTAGTAGAAACCATGAACTTCCTGAACCTTCTTGCTGAATTCCTCGGAACCTTCCTCCTCTTAATAAGTATCCTAGCCACCGGCAATGCGCTAGTGATTGGTCTGACGCTCGCCCTCATCATCTTCTGCATCGGCTCCCTCAGCGGTGGCCACGTAAACCCTGCGGTCTCCCTCGCCATGTTCGTAAATGGCGCACTCTCTGCTACTGAACTGGCCGGCTATGTCGTCTCCCAGGCTCTCGGTGGCGTGGCGGCGGTCTATGTCTTT